AGGTTTCAAATATGAAACAATCAGAAATTAAAACTGAAGAATTAGTAACAGAAGAAGTTATTGCACAAGAAAAAGTATGGAAGTGTACTGGATGTACCCCATCTGAAAAATTTATTCTGGCAGAACTACAAAAACAAACAAACGTATCAGATAGGAATGCACTTGCAACGATTCTTGGTAACATTAAACAAGAGAGTATGTTCCATTCCAACATATGCGAAGGAGGGGCTAGAGTTCCTTACCATAATTGCTATAGCGGTGGCTATGGACTCATCCAGTGGACTACTGCGAGTCGTTATCATGGGTTAGGACACTTCTGTAAGAAGTATGGTTGTGACCCTAGCACTTTAGCAGGTCAAACTCGTTATATGATTAATGAGGTTCACTTCCAGGCACAACTTCCTTATTTTGAAAGGGTTGGTCTTACTGTAAGAGATTACATGAGACCTGCTTACAGGTGGTTAGGATGGGGTATTAAGGGTAATCGTGAGCATTATACTTACCAGTATGTTAATATGATGGTATTTGCTTGATATGACTGAAACTGATTGGAGATATCGTGATAGTTCGATGGAGCTTCGTCGGACATCACTTTCTATTTTACTATCCAAGTATGGAAGAGAATTGAATTCAGATGGTGAGCCTAAATATTCCAACCAATCAATATATGAGTGCGCTCATGATTGGGTATCCCAAGGCAATATGAATTGTGATGGGATTGTAAAATGTTATGAGAGCTATTATGCAAAAAGTAATTAATGGGATGGCAGTCGCATCCTTCGTTATCAGTCTAGGTATCATTGGTACTGCTGGTTACGTTTACACACAGAAGGATTCCATTGTTAGTGGTATCAGGGAAGCAGCAATAGCTGAAGTATCAAAAGCAATCCCCGGATTGATTTCAGGATTGATGCCTTCTATTCCTGAAGTTCCTTCAATGACTGGTGGAGCAATTCCATCTGGTGGATCAATTCCATCTACTCCTTCCACAACTGGCCCAGCACTTCCTTTCTAAAATGAAAAGGTTATTATCTATACTGGCACTCACTCTTATTAGTGGTAGTGCTGCTTTTGCTGATCCTGAAGTGAAAGGTTGGAATACTAATGATTCCATGGGGTGCATGATGTTAAGAGAATGCACCGATCATGTCAAAGAAGTTACATCAATTAAAGATATCAAAAGAGCATATCCCGATAGTGATTATAGTGTTATTGGTCCTGAGTTTAATGATATTGTTTCCTCCCTTAATGAAGTCGGAGTTAAAGTCTTTTTAGGGAATTCAAAATATTTTCCAAGAACAAATCGTGGGATATATCATACAGTAGGAAATAACTTTTTCCTGAATGCTGCATACATGAGTCGCCCACATACTCTAATGTCTGTTACTAGACATGAAGCATGGCACGCTGTACAAGATTGTATGGCTGGTACTATAGACAATAGTTTTATTGCTATTGTTAAACCAGAAGAGGAAGTTCCTTATTACTGGAAAGAGATTGCTGAAAGGACATATCCAAAATCTGCTGTTGCTTGGGAACAAGAAGCAAAGTGGGCAGGTAGTACAGAAGGTATGACTAGAGATGCATTAAAGGCATGTGCTAAAGGTAACATGTGGGAGCACCCTTTATATGACCCCACACCAATGACTGAAGAATGGTTAGTAGAAAATGGATTTATTAAATAATGCCTACTCTATATGTAATCTTCTTCATAACTATATTGATTACTGGGATGCATCTCACATGGCCACTTGATTATAAAGGTAGAGAGGGAAAAAGAAATGATTGAAACATTTTCATTTATTATTATGATATCCACTGGAGATATCTGGTTGAAAGGACTTTTGAATGAGGAGATGGTACAAGTACCAAAGGAGTCTATTGAAGAGTGTATAAATTACACAAAGGTTGACCCATATTCACCAATGAATTCACACCAAGAGATTGAAATATGGGATTGTTTTCAACATCAGATTGGAAACTATGGTAGTGTTATGAGAGAAATGTATGGATTGCAAGAAAAAATAGTAGAGTGAGTTATGATTGTTAGAAACGCATGAGATAATCTAAATAATATATACTCCTGCTCTAATTCAATGCCAGAACAGCCTCAAGAAGTAAGTAAGTCTGATGATGGTAAGGTGAAGAAGAAAGGAGTATTAGGAAAACTCAAAGATACTATGGATGATAAGGAGGAACAACTTGCAATCCTTTCGACCTTTGTGCGTCTGGGCATTCTTGTTTGGTCTGGGGGCATTCTCACTCTTGCCTATATTAAGTTACCTCCTGCTCTTGGAATACCCGAACAGAAGCTGGATCCAACATTTATTGCATCTGTTTTTACTGGCGTTTTAGCAACCTTTGGTGTTCAAGCTGCTAAAGGAAAGAGTGATTCGGCTCCAGCAGCAGCACCACCAGCTTCAGGTGGTGATGGTATTAGTAAAGATGATGTGGAAAAATTGATACAAGTTGCATCACAAACAGCACCTTCTCAAACGATTAGAATTGAGCAAGGTCCAATAAAAATTATTGCTGGAGAGCCAGATATTATATCAGGAATAGAGACTAGTACGACATAAGTTATGGTCTCATAACACTGTTATCAAACCCCCATTTTTCTATTGATTTTTTAGGTATTTTATACTATATAATGTGGATAGTTGATGTTAAATGCCATGTCTTTTTGGTATACCGTCTACGTGGGAGTAGCCTGCGCTATTGCCGCACAAATCCTGTCACCAACAGGGATATTTTTTAGTAAGGTTGTAGTTTGATATGAAACATAGTTACGTTAATCCTTCTGACTCTCAAGATCTTGCTCATCTAGAAGCTCCTGATGCAGGAGTGGCAGACCCTGGATTTTATATTGATAAAGATGGTTGGAGTCAAAGACTTCCCATCAGTGATACTGAGTGTATTCTTAAGTGTCTTTATAATAACTTAGGGATGTCTGGGTTGAATAAGAAACAAATAGAACGTTTGATAAAGGAAATACAATCAGAGTCTCCACCTATTCTTGATGGTGAAGATATACTGGATATTCACAAAATTAAAGTAGTATAAGATGTTAAATCTAATAAGCCTTCACGCCACTCCTGATAGTGTTGTTTGGAGTATTGTTGTTATGGTTGCTTTGTCTGTCTTTATGGCTGGCGGTTCGATTGCATATATATTTCGTATGGCATACTATGAAGTAAGAGATGATTAGATTATTTTTATACATCATATTATTTTTAGGTGTGTGTACTCCTTCGTTTGCTCAAGACAAATTAAATAATGAATGGACTGTTCAGAACTTGATTGATAGACTTCGTGAATATGAATCAAGAGAGAACAGAATTTCAGCTGAAGATGTTATTAATGAAGCATTAGATGAGTTGAATACGGAAAGTGATATAGAACCTAACGATTCTGTTGGGGAACTTAAAGATATTCAACACTATAAATGTTTAGAGAATGATTCTTCTTTGGATACTATTGCCGACGCATTAAACGAGTTAAACCAGGAGGGATCTGATGGGGGCAATGACACCACCAAGCAGGAATAGCTGCTACAATTTTAGAGTAGTGGAGGTTATGAAGGTAGTAGATGGGGATACCATAGACGTAAGGATTGACTTAGGATTCGGCATATTCAAGGATGAGAGAGTTAGGATAGCAGGTATTGATACTCCTGAGAAGAGAACTAGAGACCTTGAAGAAAAGGCATTGGGTATTGATGCTACCAATTATATGAAAGAAAGGTTGGAAGGAGTACTTCATGGAGATGAAGAGCTTACTATTCGCACAGAACTTAAAGGTGGTGTAGGTAAGTATGGTCGTCTACTTGGTTGGATTTATTCAACAGATGGTGATCCAGAACTTTCAATCAATGAAGAGATGATAAAATATGGTTATGCTCTTGAGTATGATGGTGGTACGAAGAATAAGGATTGGGAACCCTTGAAAGAGATTCGTAGGGAATATGGAACTTTAGTTGAATAAAAATATGAATGGAGTGTGGTATTCCACACCCCATTTTTTTATATGGGATGTTATAATTAGTAAGTCATATAAACATATATCAAATGAGTAAGGTTGTTGGGATTGATCTTGGGACTACAAATAGTTGTGTAGCCGTGATGGAAGGTGGTAAACCTAATGTTATTGCAAATGCGGAAGGATTTCGTACTACTCCTTCTGTTGTAGCATATGGTAAAAATAAGGATAAAATGGTAGGGCAGATTGCTAAACGTCAATCTGTGTTGAATCCTGATAATACTTTCTATTCTACTAAAAGGTTTGTTGGTCGTCAGGTTAATGAGGTAAGTGAAGAATCAAAAGAAGTAACTTATAAGGTTGAGAAATCTGGATCAAAACTGAAGTTGGAATGCCCAGTTCTTGATAAGCAGTTTTCACCTGAAGAAGTGGGTGCTCAAGTACTACGTAAGTTAGCTGATGATGCTAGTAAGTATCTTGGTGATACTGTTACTCAGGCAGTGATTACTGTTCCTGCATATTTTAATGACTCACAACGCCAAGCAACTAAGGATGCGGGTAAGATTGCTGGTCTTGAGGTATTGAGGATTATTAATGAACCTACTGCTGCTGCTCTTGCATATGGTCTTGATAAGAAAGAAAATGAAAGAATTCTTGTCTTTGATTTGGGTGGTGGAACATTTGATGTTTCAATATTAGAAGTTGGGGAAGGTGTATTTGAAGTTCTTTCTACTTCTGGTGATACACATTTGGGTGGAGATGATTTTGATAGGGTGATTGTAGATTATTTGGCTGATACCTTTAAATCTAATGAGGGTGTTGATCTTCGTCAGGATAATCAAGCTTTCCAACGTCTTACTGAGGCAGCAGAGAAGGCTAAGATTGAACTTTCAAGTTCCGCTCAAAGTGAAATCAATCTACCATTTATTACTGCTACTTCTGATGGGCCAAAGCATCTTTGTATTACTATTACTAGGGCTAAGTTTGAAGAACTGGTTTCTGGTTTGATTGATAGGTGTGGTGTTCCTGTTGAGCAATCTCTTAAGGATGCTAAACTTTCTTCTGATGAACTTGATGAAGTTGTATTGGTAGGTGGTTCTACTCGTATGCCTGCAGTACAAAATCTTGTAAAGCGTATTACTGGTAAAGAACCTAATCAGACAGTAAATCCTGATGAGGTAGTTGCTGTAGGAGCTGCTATTCAAGGTGGAGTACTTTCTGGTGAAGTAAAAGATATTTTATTACTAGATGTTACTCCATTGTCTTTGGGTGTAGAAACTCTTGGTGGAGTAGTAACTAAAATGATTTCTAGGAATACTACTGTTCCTACTGAGAAAACTGAAACTTATTCCACTGCTGTTGATGGTCAAACTACTGTAGAGATTCATATCTTGCAGGGTGAGCGTGAGATGGTTGCTGATAATAAGAGTCTTGGAACTTTCCGTCTTGATGGTATTCCTCCTGCACCTAGAGGAACGCCTCAGGTTGCAGTGACTTTTGATATTGATGCTAATGGTATTCTTAGTGTTACAGCAAGGGATAATGGTAGTGGAAAGGAACAAAGCATAACTATTAGTGGGGCATCAACATTATCTGATAGTGAAGTGGAGAAAATGGTTAATGATGCAGAGGTTAATGCATCAGCAGATAAGGAAAAGCGTGAGCAGATTGATCTTAAGAATCAATCAGAGTCCCTTGTTTATCAAGTTGATAGGCAGATTGAAGAGATTGGTGATAAAGTTGATGCCGATGCTAAAACAAAGGTAGAAACTAA